AACAAACATACGAAGTAGTTCAAGAAGATGGAACAATTGAAAAGTGGAGTATGGAAAGAGATGTAACGGAATTAAAAGCAGAAATTCTAACTGATATTACTCGTTTTGAAGAAGAAATCGAACAGGCAAAAAAACTAAGAAACGAAGCGTGGGATAAACTAAAAGATAAAGGTTACGATTTAGTTAAACCACCTATCGATTAATATGAGTACTGGTATAACACAAAAGAAATCTCTAAAAGAGATAGTAGCAGAAGAATACAAAAAGTGTGCGGTAGACCCGATTCACTTTATGAAAAAATATTGTATGATTCAGCATCCGGTGAGAGGTAAGATACCATTTCACCTTTTCCCATTTCAGGAAAAAACACTAACACAATTCAAAGATAATCGATTTAATATAGTTCTAAAATCACGTCAAACTGGCATATCAACTTTATCAGCTGGGTACGCACTTTGGAAGATGATATTCAATTCGGATTATAATGTATTAGTTATCGCAACAAAACAAGATGTTGCAAAGAACTTAGTAACAAAGGTAAGAGTAATGCATGAATTACTTCCCGGCTGGCTTAAAGGAGGTTCTTTGGAAGATAACAAACTTTCCCTTCGTTTAAATAATGGTTCTCAAATTAAGGCTATTGCTTCTTCTCCTGATGCAGGACGTTCTGAAGCCTTATCACTTCTTATATTTGATGAGGCCGCTTTCATTGATGATATCGATGAGATTTGGGTGGCAGCTCAATCAACACTATCAACGGGTGGAGCTTGTATAGCACTTTCTACTCCAAATGGTGTGGGTAACTGGTTTCATAAAACTTGGTTAAACGCAGAAGAAGGTACTAACCCATTCAATACAATTAAATTACATTGGACTTTACACCCTGAAAGAGGTGAAGCTTGGAGGGCTGAGCAAGAAAAACTATTGGGAGCAAAGAAAGCAGCCCAAGAATGTGATTGTGACTTCGTATCTTCGGGTGATACCGTAATTGAACCGGAACTATTAATGTTCTATAAAGAATCATTTTGCCAAGAACCATTAGAGAAAACTGGGTTCGATGGTAATTTATGGAGATGGGAATACCCAACTGCAAATGGTTCTTATATGGTTATTGCGGACGTAGCAAGGGGAGATGGTTCGGATTATTCCGCAGCTCATGTTATGGAAATAAACACTTGTACACAGGTTGCCGAATATAAAGGTAAGGTTGATACAAAAGATTTTGGAAACTTCTTAGTTGAATTAGCCACACAATATAATGATGCACTTCTTGTAATAGAGAACGCAAACATTGGTTGGGCTTGTATTCAGCAGGTAATAGATAGACAATATAAAAACCTATTCTATATGAGTAAGGATTTAAAGTATGTTGATATTGAACACCAAATGAGAAATAAATACCGAGCAGATGAAAGACAGATGGTAGCTGGATTTTCTACCACATCTAAGACTAGACCCCTTATTATTTCTAAATTAGATGAATACTTTAGAGAAAAAGCAGTGACTGTTCGTTCCAATCGTTTAATAGATGAGTTATTTACTTTTATATTCAACAATGGTAGAGCGGAAGCAATGAAAAGTTATAATGATGATTTGGTAATGGCATTTTGTATAGGATTATGGGTTAGAGATACCGCACTTCGTTTAAGACAAGAGGGTATAGATTTAACCAAAAGGGCTATGGGAGGTATATCATCAAACATGCAGCATGCTGGTGTTTATGGTGGTAGTGGTAACGAAGATAATCCTTGGAAGATGCAAATTGGCGATACAATGGAAGATTTAACTCAATGGTTGTAGGGTTTTGATAAATTACCATATTTATGTTATATAATGTCAAAATAAAATAAAACCAAATGATTATATTAGCCAATATCGTAAAAGAAGATGAGTATGTAGACCAAGCATACGCTATGGGTGATACTCCACAAGACAATCCAATTGATGATTATGATGAATTGGATGTTGAGCAAGAAGATATGGATGATTTTATTAACTTTTTAAAATCATATTCAAACGAACTAACCGAAGCTAATTGTCCTTGTGTATTTGAAGCAGAATATCAGGGTAGAGAAGTAAAATTGGGTAAACCAATGCAAGGTGATGTTAAGAAATTTAAGGTATATGTTAAAAATCCAAAAACAGGTAAGGTAATTAAAGTAAACTTTGGACAGAAGGGAATGAAGATTAGAAAATCAAATCCATCTGCTAGAAAATCGTTTAGAGCTAGAATGAATTGTGATAATCCCGGTCCTAGAACAAAAGCAAACTACTGGAGCTGTAGAAAATGGTAAAATAAATTATGGCAGAAGAACAACAAATAGACGATAGGAATTTCTTTGGTAGACTTAAAAAACTATTCTCAACCAATGCAATTGTAACGATTGATAAGGATGGTAAGAGAAAAGTTGTAGATACTGAAGACCGACAATATAATACAAACTTTGTAAACCTTAGAGATAGATACACTAAGTTACAAAGGTCTTATTATGAAACCAGCCAAGGTGCACAATCAATGGCATATCATCAAGTTCGTAGAGAACTTTTTAGAGATTATGATGCTATGGATAGTGACCCAATTATATCATCTGCATTAGATATATATGCGGATGAATCTACTACTAAGAATGAATATGGCGATGTAATTCAGATTAAATCTACAAATGAAAACGTAAGAGAAATGCTTCATAATTTATTTTATGATGTATTAAATATAGAATTCAACTTATGGCCTTGGGTTAGAAACTTAGTAAAATATGGTGATGCTTTCTTAGCATTAGAAATTGCAGAAGGTAAAGGAGTTATCAATTGTATGCCACATTCAATTTACAATGTAGAGAGATTGGAAGGTACTGACCCTAACAACCAAAACTACGTTAAGTATAAGGTAGAGTTGGACCGTTTTGGTAAAAAGGAGTATGAGCAATATGAAATGGCTCATTTTAGAATGTTATCTGATACAAACTTCCTACCTTATGGTAAATCAATGGTAGAGGGAGCTAGGAGAATTTGGAAACAATTATCTCTTATGGAAGATGCGATGTTAATCCATCGTATTATGAGAGCACCTGAAAAAAGAATATTTAAAATTGATATTGGTAATATTCCACCGGTAGAAGTTGATAACTACATGCAAAAGATTATTAACAAAATGAAGAAAACTCCATTTGTTAATAAAGATACTGGTGATTACAACTTAAAATACAATATACAAAACCTCACCGAAGACTTTTTCCTACCTGTTCGTGGTAGTGATAGTGGTACTAACATTGAAAACTTAGCTGGATTGGAATATGCAGCTATTGAAGATATTGAGTACTTAAGAGGTAAATTATTCGCAGCATTGAGAGTACCAAAGGCTTACTTATCATATGATGAGAACGTTAATGGTAAAGCTACATTAGCTGCAGAAGATGTTCGTTTTGCAAGAACTATCGAAAGAATTCAAAGAACAGTTGTTAGTGAATTAACTAAGATTGCAATCGTACACTTAGCATCGCAAGGTATTGAAGATTCTGAAATGACAAACTTTGAATTAACTCTTACTAACGCTTCTACAATCTATGAGCAAGAAAAGGTTAATTTATGGAGTGAAAAGGTAAGATTAGCATCTGATGCAAAAGCACTTAATATGTTATCATCTGATTGGTCATACCATAATATATTTGGATTATCGCAGGATGAAGTGGATATTGAGAGAGCTAAAGTAATCTTAGACCTTAAGGATAGATTTAGACATACATCAATTGAGCAGCAAGGGCAAGACCCGGCAAATCCACCACAACAACAAAATGTGGAGGAGGAGATTGGTAAACTTAAAACTGAAATTGAGTTAAATAGAGGAGTTGGAAGGCCAAAAGAGGGAAATACATATGGTAAAGATAAACATCCATATGGTAGAGACCCATTAGGTGATGCTGAAAACCATAAAGAAAGAAAGAGAGATGATAGACACTTAAATGCAAACGCAAAAAAGCTTGCAAGAGAATATATAAACGGAATTTCATCAAAAAAGAAGGTTTTAAATGAAAAATCTGATATGTTAGACGAAAAAAACCTATTAGATGACACTAAAATTTAATAAAGAAAAATTTGTTTATATTTATATGTGTTAGTTTATAAGGAAGATTAAATATAGGGTAATTAAATGAAAAAAATTAAACATTCCAAGTTTAAGAACACTGGGGTGTTATTTGAATTATTAGTAAGACAAATAACATTAGAAGTTCTAAATGGCGATAAAACTGAAAACGCTAAAAATATTGTAAGAGAATTCTTCGGACCAACCACAGAGTTAAATAAAGAATTACGTCTTTACGATATATTGTTAAAGGAAAAGTATAGCTCCGAAACTAAAGCAGATAGACTGGTAGAGACTGTATGTGATGCACATACTAAATTAAACCAATTAAAATTATCTAAAGAAAAATTTAATCTTATAAAAGAGGTTTCTGCTAAATTTGATATTGAGCAATTCTTATCATCTCCGATAACTAATTATAAAGTCCTAGCATCAATATATAAAGTATTTGAATCTAAGAGAGAAAACTCATATGATATTAAAGATATTTTTAATTCTAAAATTACTTTAATTGAAAATATTACATCAAAACCCTCTCAATTAGTAAAACCAACTGAAGATAAAAAGTTGATTGAAACTTATAAACAACAAGACAAAGACCTTAGATTACTTACTTATAAAATCCTTGTAGAAACTTTTAATAAGAAATATACAAACTTAGATGATTCTCAAAAGAATTTATTAAAAGAATATATTAATAATATTACAAATACAACCAAATTTAAAGATTACGTTGGTATTGAATTACCTAAAATAGTAGCAGAACTAAAATCTATCAAATCTAAAGTAGAAGATAAAGTTACTACAATTAAATTATCTGAAACTATTTCTGTTTTAGAAAAAATGAAAATGGGAAAATCAGTAACCGATGGGCAAGTTTCATCTATTATGCTTTCTTATGAGTTAATCAAAGAATTAAAATCCAAATTAAAATAATGGAAGCTAGACTAAAAGAAATAATCAGAACTATTGTTAAAGAAATCCAATCTGAAAAAGAATTGGAAGAAATGACTGGAACTGGTGCAGTTGCAGGGTACGATACACCAGCTGCATTTTCAAAACCCGGTCAAACCAAAAAGAAAAACAATAGATTAGCTAGTGTAACTGGTGGTACTGTTGTTGATGATTTGGAAGAAGGCATAACAAGTAGTGCTGGTGCACCATTTTCAAAGCCATCTGATGTTGCTGGTAAAAATGCAAAATTAGCTAAAATATCTGGTGGTACAATTGTAGGAGAAGGTGAAAAGGATTGGGCATTGGGTGATGTTGCTGCTAGTAGAGATGAAGCACTACCAATGAAACCAACGGCTGCTAAAAAGAATCCCGGTGCAGAAATTGCAGATGTTAGTGGTATGATAATGGCTGAAAATCGTTGGGTAGCATTAAAAAAAGAAGATGGTTCTGCTAAAGCTAAAATAGGTAAAGGTATAACATCTATTAAACAACAATTAGGAGAAGTTGAAAAATTTGTTAATTGGTATTCTAAGTTAAAGACTGAAAATGGAGTTACAAAAGATGATTACTATAAAAGAACACATAAAAGTTTACATAAGATAAAAGAGAGATTAATGAATCTTTCAGAAAAAATTAGAACTTTATAATATGCCGGCACAATCTAAAGCACAACAACGATTTATGGGTATGGTTCATGCAGTACAAAAAGGAGACATGGAAGCACCATCTAAAGAAATTGAAAAAGCAGCAGATTCTATGACTAATAAAGATGCTAAAGATTACGCATCTACATCACATAAAGGTCTACCAAACAAAAAGGAAAATATGAAAATCACTAAAGAAAGATTGAAGGAATTAGTTAAAGAAGTAATGACAGAGGAATCTGAATATCAGGCATTCTTTCAAAAAGCATTAGATAAAGCTGGTAAAGGTATCAACGATATGAATGATGATGAAAAGAAAACATTCTTTAATAAAATTGATGCTGCTTGGAATGGTAAGGGTGAGAAGAACGAAGAACTGACTGGTGGTCAACATAAATTAGATGTTGATAAAGATGGTGATATTGAGGGAGATGATTTAGCAGATTTAAGAGCTGGTAAAAAAGTAGATGAAGCAGCTGAATTACCAGCAGCAACTATTCCAGCATCTATAAAATCTAAGTTAGTAATGGCCATTGATAAAATTAAAGACTCTAAATTAAATTATAATCAAAAGATTCAAGTAATTGGACAAGTGATGGATAGTTTGGGAATTGATAAGGGTGAATTTAATAAAATGTCATCTAAGTTAAAAGGAACTATGGAATCTTCTATTAAAGAAGAATCACCTTGTTGGAAAGGATATCAACAAATTGGTATGAAGGATAAAGGTGGTAAGCAAGTTCCAAATTGTGTACCGGAAGGAAAGGTAAATGAAGGCAAAAAAGTATTCAAAGTAAATCCTGGCATTGGTAAAGCAAAATATAGTATTAGTTCACATGATGGTAAGAAAACCCATAAAGATGGTAGTGATTTCTATGATATTGAAATTTTCAATAATAAGGTTGAATTAGAAAAAGGAATTAAAAAATATACTTCGAAGGGATTTGTGAAAGAATCCATAAACGAAGGAGTTTCACCAAAGGATATGGATAAAATCAAATCAGCAGTTGAAGCAGCATCTTCATTTATGGGAGTAGGTAGTGAGTTAAAGAAGTTAGGTATGAAATATACTTTCGCTACCGAACCATTAGCAATCTATATTGTACAACCAACTCCAAATAACAAAGTTGCAATCGTTAATAAAAGATACGCATCTAAGCCAGATTTTGTGGTAGGTGATATTGCAGTTGGTATAATGGAAGGTATTAAATACGCAAAGAAATAATATAATGAAATCATTATTAATAGAAACAAACCTTTTCGAAGGTAAGGTAAAGGAAGATGAAGGTGGTAGAACCTTAGTAAAAGGTGTCCTACAAAGAGCATCTGCCGAAAATCAAAATGGTAGAGTATATCCTAGAGAAATCTTAATGAGAGAGGCTAAGAAATACGAAGTACTAATTAAAGAACGTAGAGCATTAGGTGAATTAGACCACCCTGACTCCACTGTAATTAATTTGAAGAACGTATCTCATAACGTAAGAGAAATCCATTGGGAAGGGGATGATTTATGTGGTACAGTAGAAATTCTACCAACACCATCTGGTAATATCTTAAAAGAATTATTAAAAGCTGGAATCCTATTAGGTATCTCATCAAGAGGTATGGGTTCGGTAACTAATATCGGAGAAGGTAAAGTAAAGGTGCAAGATGACTTTGAATTGATTGGTTGGGATTTTGTATCTAATCCATCAACACATGGTGCATTTATGGTGCCTGTAAACGAATCTGTTAATAGAGGTTTACAACAAATAGGAACTGATGTTTGTGGTGAATACTGCAAAGCACAGGATTTAATGAGAGAAATAATAACTGAAATAGCATAATAATGGCAAAGAATTTCGACATATACGATTTTGTACACAACAATAAGATAACCTTAAAAGTTGATGGCAATAAAGGAACAACTGTAGCGAAAGCATACAATGATATCCGTAAAACTAAC